CGTCATTTATCATGTTGCTTAATTTTCCTCGGCATGGTAAAATGAAGGGTATGGGCCAAATCATTACTTGGTCTATCGTCGATGAAACTATGCACGCTGAATCTATGATTAAGCTGTTTAGAACTTTTATTGAAGAAAACAGAGACATTTGGAACGATGAACTCAAATCTGAAATCTATAAGATTGCAGAAAAGATGGTAGAACTTGAAGACAAGTTTATTGATCTAGCATTTTCAATTGGACCAATGGAGGGATTAAATGGAGATGATGTTAAGCGTTATATTCGGTATATTGCTGATCGTAGACTTATCTCTCTTGGCCTTAAAGGGATTTTCAAAGTAAAGAAGAATCCACTATCTTGGGTTGAAGAAATGGTCAATGCGCCTATTCATACAAACTTCTTTGAGAATCGAGCTACAGATTATGCTAAAGGCGCATTATCTGGTTCTTGGGAAGATGTTTGGGCATAATATGTAATATTTAATGAACAATAAATATTAGCATCAGAGTGAATATTATGGTGCTAATATGTGGTTATATCAAGAAAAAGATCTAGAACATGAAATTTCCAACGAGTATTACGGCTTCGTTTATCTCATTCAAAACACAATATCGGGTAAATCCTATATTGGCCGTAAATACTTCACCAAAGCATCTACCAAACAAGTCAAAGGAAAACGAAAAAAGATCCGAAAAGACTCTGGATGGCAAGACTATTGGGGATCATCTACAAAACTCCTAGAAGAAATAGAAAAGCTCGGAAAAGAAAACTTTAAAAGAACAATCATACGATTATGTAAGACGCGTGGTGAGTGCAACTATTGGGAAGCTAAGCTACAGTTTGAGCAAGATGTATTATGCGCAGTAATGCAAAACGATGAACCTGCATACTATAATGACAATATCATGATGAAGTTTACTCGAAGAAACATAGGAAAATAACCTATGTACTTAATTATCATTTTACTGTAATATACATAAACAATCTGCGCGTAGCTCAATGGATAGAGCATTCGGTTTCTACCCGAATGGTTGGGGGTTCGAATCCCTCCGCGTAGGCCAAACAAGGCCTCGGTGGTGGAATAGGTAGACACACGGGGCTTAAAACCCCTCGGAGAAATCCGTGTCGGTTCGAGTCCGGCTCGAAGTACCAAATGAATAATAGGTTCATAGCTCAGAGGTAGAGCCACTCCCCTGATATGGGAGAGGTCGATGGTTCAAATCCATCTAGATCTACCAAAATAAATGCTCCCGTAGCTCAGTGGTGAGAGCAGTCGGCTTATATCCGATTGGTCGTTGGTTCAAATCCAGCCGGGAGCACCATTTAATATACGGGCAAGCGGTGAAGTTGGAGAGTCACAGCAGACTGTAAATCTGTCGCCTCAGGTTGAATAAGTTCGAATTTGGCTACTCCGACCAATTTTAGGGATCGTGGTGAAATGGTATCACAACGGACTTTTAATCCGTAAATTTTGGGTTCGAGTCCCAACGATCCCACCAAGTTAGAGAATATAAAATGAAAGTTTATATAGGTCCATTTAAGAAAAATTCTGATGAGCGTAAGATTGATGTTCGTATCGATAAATATGATACATGGAACATGGATTCTACTCTTGCGTATATCATTCTTCCTATGCTTAAACAGTTAAAAGCAACGATGCATGGGTCTCCCGGAGATCTTATTGAATTTCAGCAAACTTCAAATTCAATTCAATGCTCTTTTGATTTCTATGAAGAAGGTGATGACCTCGCTTGGGAAAAAGGACATGAGCATTGGAATAAAATTCTAGATAAAATGATTTGGTCATTTGAACAGATATATACTGATTGGGAAGATCAATTTCATTCTGGTGAACATGACATTTATTTTGAGAATGTTGAAGGAACTGAACATTCGATTATGAACCGTGGTCCTAATCATACTCATAAATTTGACTCTGAAGGCTATTTTCTGTTTCGAGATCGTATGCAAGAAGGATTTGAGTTATTTGGTAAATATTATCGAAACTTATGGGATTAAATATGAAAAAATTTATAATTAAAGATCCGATTATTACTACTTCTATACCAGAAGATGATATTGAGTATTCTATTCCATCATATTCAGATTTAGAATATGTATGTGAAGCCTTTACACATTTTCTTAAAGCATGCGGTTATAATCTCGATGGCCAATATGTAGCTATCAATTATCATGATGACTTAAAATGAAAACTTATATATTTGATGTAGATGGCGTATTAGCTTTACCAAATCAACCAATTGAATCTCATTTTATGAGAATGTTTGAATATTGGATGCTTAAGAAAGACGTATATATTTGCACCAATAATACTTATCAAAACATTATGCCTAGACTTGGACGTAGGATTATTGATAATTGTCAAGCTGTGTTCACAAGCGGAGGAAATTCTATATGGAGAGAAAATAAAGAACATGTGATAAGCACTTGGTGTCCATCATATGAATTGATTGCATATCTAGAATCTCTTCTAAAAATGTCAGACTTTAAGACAAGATCCGGGCCAAATATTGAACATCGCACTGGTCTCATAAATTTTTCTTTTGTTGGAAAGACAGCATCAGAAGATGAGATTAAGCGTTATCAACAGTGGGATAAGATCTCAAAAGAAAAAAAGACTTTTGTTGAAAGCATTAAAAAAGCTTTCCCAAATTTGAGCGTGTGCTTCGGTAATGATACGTCTATTGACATTAGTGAGACATGTAATGATAAAGCACAAATTTATCAGTTCTTTAGACTTAAGACAGACGTGACTTCAGTCTTCCATTCTACATATGGCACCAATAAGGGCATGAAAGAATCCATAAAAGACTTGACTGAACATTATGTGTCAATTAATAAAAAAACAGTATATAATACCTTTATAAGTAATAGTCCTAAAGATACACAAAACTATTTGAGATTATGACATGATTATATTTACGAATTCTTCTTCTAAAAAGAAGAAAACGAAATTGACAAAAGCAGAACAAAAGGTTCTCGGCGAATACAATGAATGGAGAAAGCAGAATAAGTTACCTGAAGTAACCTCTCTAAATGCTGAGAGGTTCTCACGTCCTTTTCGAGAATACAAGCCAAAGACGGTACATATGCGTAGTACTGCCCATATTAAATCGCTAGAAAGTGTGGGTCCAGCAGTATGTTCGCGTAATTCCATTATGGATCGTATGTCTCTTGATAAAGAACCAAAACATATACAAGAACAGATTCTAGCTAAGAGTAAGAGAATTGCACTGATGTATAATAAAGGTGCATATCAATACATTAGTGATGAGATTGATGTGACCACTATTGGTACACGCAATAGAAGAATGTGATGTACATATATAATACTATATGTTACTATATCATGGGTGCTAGTGACTAACACTAGAAATTTTGTTACATTGGAGAATATAATGACTAAGTCTGAAAAACTACTTAATGCTTTTGCAAATGGTGCTCGTCTAACTAGTAAGCAGATCGCTTCGCGGTTTGGTCTAAAGAATCCTACGGCTGCGATTGATAACCTTCGCAATGAAGGTTATGCGATTTATTTCAATCCTCGTAAGACGAAGGCTTCCTATTTCAATCTAGGTAAGCCAAGTCGCGCGATGGTTGCCGCAGGTCATCGCGCTCTAGTCGCTCAGCGCTAAGCCTAAGGCTGGGAGGGGGGGTCCATTGGACCCCTTTTCCTTATTCAGAATGAGGTTAATATGCCAGTATCAGTAGACGAACTTTCGAAAAATTCAATGGGTGGTACTGAGAGAATGAAGTACGGACTTCAGAATCGTATCAGTTCAGAACTTCTAGATAAGTTTCAGGTAATATGTTCTCGTGTTCGAGAGATTGATCCTAAACTTATTCCCATTTATTGGTTACACGATCTACCTGAAGATCCTGAGTCTGAACATCTTCGTACAGGTGGATGGAATAAATTTGAAAAGTGTGTGTTTGTTTCAAATTGGCAACTACAGGCATACATCAAACATTTTAATATGCCATGGTATAAAAGTCGAGTGATTCAAAATGCCATTGAACCTATTCCGTTTCTTCCTAAGAACAAAGATAAGATTAAGCTAATCTATCATACTACACCACATCGTGGACTGAATGTGCTTATTCCAGTCTTTATTAAATTGGCAGAAAAGTACGATAATATCGAACTAGACGTATTCTCTAGTTTTGAGATCTATGGATGGAAGCAACGTGATGAACCATTCGAAGCTCTATTTGATGCATGTAGGAATCATCCAAAAATCAACTATCATGGCTTTCAATCAAATGATGTAGTAAGAACGGCTTTACAAGAAGCTCATATTTTTGCTTATCCATCTATTTGGGTTGAGACTTCATGCATCGCGCTAATGGAAGCAATGAGCGCAGGATGTTTGTGCGTGCATCCAAATTATGGTGCTCTACCAGAAACATCTGCTGGATTTACATGGATGTATCAGTATCGTGAAGATATTCGCGATCACATGGTCATCTTCTATGCTATGTTGGATAAAGCTATCAATGATGTGATGACTGAAAATATTCAAGTTTCTTTAGAAACTACTAAGAACTACATAGATACGTTCTATAACTGGGATCGAAGAACAGAAGAATGGCAAAATTTCTTTACTAATATTCTACGAGAAAAGAAGCTTCTATAATGAGTGTTAATAAACTTGCTGATAAGTTAATCTCCCAAAAGTTTTGGGGCGAGGAGCCAATTTATAAGGGTATTATTTCAAATAAAGTCGATGCACGATTGATAAAAATACTGAATTGGTATAACAACATGTCTGATGAAAAGGGCAAAGATAAATGGCTTATCGATTACATGAAAAAATATGGCTATAATAAAACTGATATTTCAAATATAGTTAATCTAAATTCGCTAGGTACTATTGCTAAAAATAGTGCTGCTATTCTTGCAAGAATTGAATCTAATGGCGCTACTTTTGCCGGAGAATTAGAAGGTGTAATTAAAGAGCACATTGAAAGAGCTTTATCTTATAACCAGCGAGAAGTAAAAGAAGACACTTCAAGTGTTAAAGTAGTCTCCATTCAGAATAAGATTAAAGCTTTTACTGAATCTCATATGAATCATGTTGATGATGAGATTTGTTCATGGTACTATGAACGCAAGACAAAGATAGAATTTTCTTTATACACGTATCTTCAACGTAATCAACTTAATTCGCAGATTTGCAATCATATCAAAATATTAATTTCTAAGATTCATGCCGAACATGCCGAAATGTTAGAAGGTAAGGATGAACAACTAAATGAAGCCTATGATTATCTTCCTAATGCTTCAAAGAAAGCTATTATGAAGCAATTGACTTCGTGTATGGACGATATTGAACGATTTGTAGGTAACACGAAAGTATCTAAATCTCGCAAACCTCGTAAAAAGAAAGAAGTTACTGCTAATAAATTGATAAATAAGCTAAAGTATCAGAAGGAATTTACTAAGCTTAAGATTAAATCAATTTCTCCTGAATCAATCATATCAGCTCAACAACTTTGGGTGTACAATACGAAATATGATCATTTGACTATGCTTAATGCTATAGATCATAAAGGTCTTAGCGTCAAAGGAACGCCTAACGTCGA